CTCGCGGCGGTTTGGCAACCGCCCCAACCCGAATCAGTTCGGGTTGGCCCAGCCAAGTCGAAGTGTGACGGACTTGGCACGTCCGAAACGCTCGAGATGTTCTTCATCGAACTGCGGCTCGTCACCGCGCTTCAAGAAGAACTTCATCAAGGCGCCTGAGTCCTCCAGCATCGACTCTGGAAGCTCAGACCGAACCGTCATTCCCTTGACAAGAGGGACATGAAGGTCCGGGTGGAACCTGCGTGCCTGGCTTGGCACGTAAGACCACCTGCCGAGAAGAGATGTGTTGTTCCGGGCAATCTCAGGGAAAGGAATAATCCTCGAGATATACCCGTCCAACCACTCGACGGACTCTACGTAGCCAAGCTCAAAGAGCTGGTTACGCAGAGAAACGATCGAGACAATCTCACGAGCGTCCCGTCGTGACGTTGGGAACGATCTGCGAATGCGCGCGACAGTTACGTCGTGGCCATCGTAGTAGTCCCCACCACAAGACTCTCTGAACTTCCCAGTCCAGAAAGACTTGCCGGTGTTCACTACAAGACCGAAATCTTGCAGTGTCCTTGTCACGATAGGCACTTCTTCTACGGGAATGATGATATCATCACCGTAGATCCGCACCCGACCCCAGTAGGATCGAACATCTACTGAGGTCAACTGCCGGTTGAGCCGCTCTTCAATCCCCATGAAGACCAAGGTGCAGAACACCAAGGACTCAAAGGGAAAGCAGAGTGCTGAACCCATCGACGCGAACTTGGCCAGGCGTTTGACGCCATAGCCAGGTACATCAGCCTTCCTTGACCTACATGCGTCAACGGACCTCCGGAGAGGTCCGTGATTGGCAAGTAGGGCAAGTACATGCTGATAGGAGACTCGGTCCGAGGCTTCGCTAAGATCTAGCGTAGCCAGGGATCCATCCATGGATCCCTTTCTCGCGAGAGCACGGTTGTGCTCCTGAGAATCGAAGTTCACCAAGTTTCGAGCGTTGTCATCCACTCGAAACTCGTGTCTCATCAACTCGAGCAAACCTTGCTGCACATACTGCATGCAGGTTGGTTCAATCGCGATGAGACGCGGAGTCTTCTGCGTCTTAGGAACAGGAGTGACCTTAACAGGTCGCTCCTCTCCGGGTTCGAGGAAGCGAACGTCGTTCAACTTCTCTAGGAAGTTGTACGATGGAAGCAGGTAGTTCCACGCTGGAAACTCCTGCTCCAGACGTTGGGTCCATTCAAGCTGATCATACTTTGCGTTTCCGCGAAGCTTGTCAGCTGTGGCCCCAGGTCCGTGCTTGGGCAAGACACCTCTCTCCCAGATCTCACGATCCAGGCGAGAAAACATGTCGGCCCAAAGCAAGCGTCCGATGCGAGAGAAACGATCCCACATGGGGTCTGTAATTCTGGCATCAGACGCTCTCACTTCCTGCTCACACTTGATGAAACCTTCCATCGCCTTTCGAGTGCGCCTGTCGGTGCAATCGATCCGAATCTTGGCCGCCATCAGCGAAAACTGACGGACAGCCTTGATCGCGGTGATGGACGGTTCATCAAGCAACCGCCCAGTCTTGCGGTCGAACACGAGCTCTAGCACACCTCCGAGAAATCGGGGGAGAGCGCCAGTTCGGGCAAAGCCCGAAAACTGGTCGAGAGCGACCTGGCCTTGGTCAAGACTTTTTTCGAAGTCTTTCCCAAAGTCGGACAGGGTTATCGTGAAGAACGACAGCCCCTCGTGCTCGTAACGCCGAGAGATGGTTTGCCAGTCTCTCGTGGTGCTTGTGCCACACATGGTCCCGATCTCGATCAGGACCGTCCGCATGAATGCGATCAGGCTTTTCAAGCTCCCCCTCTAATGTAGGGTCGGGCTTCCTCAGCCGATGAACCACGCGGACCTCTACGTATAGGTGACCTGGACATTCATCCGTCCAGGGCCAACACCATACGCACCTGAAGGGGCGAGAGCCCCAATCAGGAGTCAGACCTCGCCACCCAGAAGCTGGGTGACGCGGGCACCGGAGCTGGCCGCCATGTACGCCACGAAGGCGTCCACGACGGCCTTGGCCTCGGCCGCCGTAACCCCGTTAAGGGGCGTGTCGACCACCATGTACACGGACATCGAAGTCCGCGTGTTGGTGGACG